TATTGATCTTGGAAGCTCATCAGTAAGATTTGATGATATCTATGCAACCAATGGCACTATCCAAACTTCTGATAGAAATTTAAAACAAGACATACAAGCCTTAACAGATGCAGAGCAAAGAGTAGCTACAGCATGTAAAGGTTTAATAAGAAGATTTAGATGGCAAGATTCAGTAGCAGAAAAAGATAACAATCCTGATTCTGATGAAACAGCTAGATATCATTTTGGGGTTATAGCACAAGACTTACAAGATGCGTTTGAAGCTGAAGGATTAGATGCGGGTGATTATGGTATGTTTATATCTAGCACTTGGACTGATGATGATGGTGTAGAACAAACTAGGTTGGGAGTAAGGTATAATGAACTCCTAGCATTTATAATATCAACTTTATAGGAGAATAAAATGGCAATAACATTAACAAGAACAGTACAAAGGGTAGAAACCTATCCAGCACAACCAGCAGAAGAAGGTGAAACAACTTACCCAACACTTATGGTGGTGTATAACGATGTATTTGATGACCCTGATGATGAGCAATTACCAGTAACAGCTACTAAAGTATCGCACTTTAGTCATGGCGATGATGTTTCAGGTGAAGATCAATTAGTGCAAGATATTGCATCTGCAATATGGCCACAGGCGTAAATTTATATATAATAAAATTAAGAAACTTATTAACTTATAGGAGAGAAATATGAGTACAGAGAATGAAGTAAAAAATGATGTAATCATCAACTTTAATGGTAGAGACTTTAAGGCTGAAGACTTAAATGAAGATCAAGCAAATATAGCTGGGAAACTAAACGTAGCTCAGAGAAAACTGCAAAGACTTCAAGATGCTTATGAAGACTATGTTATTACTGCTGATTACAGAGAACTTCAAGTCAAGGCTTTTGCTGACACTATAGAAGAAGCAGAAGTTGAGGAAGTAACAGAGGAAGAATAATGCCTAGAAAGACCGCTAATGATGTAGCACACGACCTTAAAAACCATGAGATTCAATGCTCAGAAAGGTGGACTACAGCATTTAAGCATTTTGAAAAACTAGATGATGATATTGCTGGTTTGAATAATTGGATTAAAGGCGGTCTAACCACAATAGTCATTTCAATGCTATTGATTCTTCTGAGAGATTTTCTTATTTAATTTATGAGTATTACAAAAATAGCTGAAGTGGCAAACAATGTCTTGGATAAATTTGTTCAGGATAAGGATTTAAAAGAGCAATTATCACATGACCTACAAAAAGAACTTATATCGCTTGATAAGGCACAAATTGGCCTTAATGCTGAAGAAGCGAAGAACGGGAACTGGTTTGTATCGTCATGGAGACCCTGCATTGGATATGTTTGTGGGTTTAGCCTTTGCACTCATTACATTATCCTGCCTATCGCAACTTGGATAGCTGTAGTTAGCGGAACTGATTTACAACTTGAAAAACTTGAGTTTGATTTTTCGCAACTTACTACAATTCTTTTATCCCTTCTTGGGATGTCCTCACTTAGAACCTTTGAGAAAACAAAAGGAGTTCATAGCAAATAATATGTACGATAAAGTAAAAGACATGCTAATAAGGCATGAGGGTTTAATGTGTACCTTATATGAATGTACAGCAGAGCCACCTAGAACTAGCATAGGCGTAGGCAGGAACTTAACTGATAATGGAATATCAGAAGATGAAGCTATGTATTTATTAGAAAACGACATAGATAGGGTTATAAAAAACCTAGATAAACATTGGGCGGTTTGGCGTAGCTTTCCTGAAAAGGCACAAATGGTTTGCATAGACCTAGTTTTTAATCTTGGTATAAATGGTTTTATGAACTTCAGAAGAACAAGAGCCTTAATGGAAATGGGGATGTGGTTAGAAGCATCAGAAGAACTTTTAGATTCTCGTTACCATGTGCAGCTACCAAATAGATCATCCTACAATTCAAGACAACTAGCACTTTGTACTAAAGATGGCAAAGAAAACATCGGAAGACCACCAAAGTAATTCAAGACTTGGTGCTTTAGGTGAATCCTTAGTACAAACATTCTTATTAGAATACGCTGACTTTTGCTATTCAACCCAAGAAAAACATCCCGCAGATTTAATGGTAGAATTTGCCAATGCAAAATACACAGTCCAAGTCAAAAGCAGAAGAGAATCCAAAGAAGGTAAATACACTTTTGCATCTGAAACATCAAGGACAATGTCAGAGACTTATAAGAACTATCATTGTGACATTCTTGCTTTCGTTTTCTTTAGCGAAAAACATAAGCGAATTATCTTCAAACCAAATACTACTTCGCAAACTTACTTTACCTTTGATAAAAAGATAATCACCCCAAACCTAGAAATAGAATCCTTACAAGAAACCTTAGATACACTTAGCCAAGTGCCAGTCCTTAATCCATTAAAATAATTTATATATAACTATTGACATATTAAAATACTTATGTATAATAGGGGTATGTTAAATAAAAGTAAGGAGTTAAATAACATGACAATAGGAATAAATAAAACTTTTTCGTATGAATTTTATATCAACACTAAGTATGGTGAAGATACTTGGCATTGGAACTTAACTTACTGGCGTAAAGCTCTAAGAGACTTTATAACTTATAAAGACGATGAAGGGTTTGTATTTGAAATACAAATAACAGATGAAGAGGGGTGTGCGTGGGTAGAGATATATCCAAACAATGAAACTGATCTATTGCCAAAGTATGTAAGAAAATATGTTGACAAAGTTTTAGAAGCAGCAAGAAAGGAGAGATAAATGGAAGTAATATTTAATATAGTAGGTGGCGGAGAAATTTGCCTGCCTAAAAGAGAGGTCAGAGGTTATTACAAAGACTTTATGACTGGCGAGACTAAAGTGCAAGTCGGCAATGATGAGCATAAGGTCAGAGAGTCTTTGACTGAGATAGCTTACCTTATGGGAGTGGTGCAATGATAGAAGAGTTAAAAGAATACCAATCAGAGCAACGTGGCAAAGCATGGGTGTTTAAAGACATACCCAACAAAGACTATCATGCAGGTGTTGGTGTAAGTAGTAGTTTTATTAGAAAGTTTGGTGAGTCACAGCTACATGCACTAGAACACAAACAAGAAACAACACCAGCTATGCGGTTTGGAACTGCTGCTCATTCATTGCTAGTAGAAGGTCAGGAAGCCTTTGATAAGGAAGTAGTTGTGATTACTGGTTCTCCTTACACTAAGGCAAATAAAGAACTCAAAGAAGAGTATGAGAAGAGAGGTCTTACTGTATTAAAAGAAGCTGATGTAGAACTTATACAAGGCATGAAAGAAAAGATGATCTATGAAGGTAATGCTTATCTTGATGCTAAAGGTAAAATAGCTGAGAGTAGTTTCTATTGGTATGAGGATGATGTGTTATGTAAGTGTAGGCCTGATTTGATATGCCCACCTTTAGATAATACAGATTCAAAAGATGAGATAGTTATAGTGGACTACAAGACTACTCAATCAGTTGAGCCTTATGCCTTTGCTAATTCAGTTAAAAAGTTTAGGTATGATCTACAAGCATCTTATTATAGGCGTGGCATGGAAGCTGCTGGATATAAGGTAACTGACTTTATGTTTGTTGCCCAAGAGAAGACTTATCCTTACGCATCTAAAGTATTTAGGATGACTAAAGAGCAAATGGATTTTGGTTGGTCAATCATGCAGAACTACTTAGAGGATTATAAAGAATACAAGAAGGGTAAACCTTTGAGTATTTATAATAGTCCTAATGTAATTGATTTAGTGTTGTAAGTAAGGGCAAATAAGATAATGAGAGTATTAGAGTATAGTATGGAGAGTTTATCCTTTGCCCTTAACAACAGTATAAGGTTTTTGGAGAAAGATGTAATAAAGTCTTTGCTTTATTATGAAATTAATTTTAATATAAATATGGAGAGTCGAAATGGATAATAGCACTAAGAAAGCATTATGGATTGGTGAGGAGTTACACAAAGATATAAAAATCTTTGCAATTCAAGAAAATCTAACAATAGAGCAAGCAACACAAATGCTAATAAAACTTGGCATGGTTTCTTATGAATCTGAGAAAGACAATGACACAGTATAGTGATCGTGTCGAAATGCAGAGATTAAAACTTAATAAAGAAAAAGATGAATGGTATATCCATGTAAACAATGGTGCTGGTTATACCGAAGTAAAACAAGGTAATACTTTAACCATTACCTACCATGCTACTGGCAAAAAGGAGATTATTATAGATGCCAATTAACAGTAGAAATAAAGGTGCTGCTTTTGAGAGAGAGATATGTAAAAAGATTAATACTTATCTTGAGTCTAAAGGTAGCAAACTTACTGTTAAAAGAAACCTAGATCAATATCAAACTAAAGGAATGGCTGATATTTATTGGGGTAACTTAGCAATAGAATGTAAGCGATATAAGGGAAACAATCGTTCAGATGTATTTAAAAACGACTGGTGGAATCAAGCAGTTGAGAGTGCTAACGATAACCTAATCCCTATATTAATTTATAAATACGATAGAAGACCAATATACATTGTGATTCCTAACTACCTTATAGGCGAGTCAAAGGAAAAGAACTGGCAACAGTTCTCAATGTTACCACTATCAGATATATGTGAGAGGTTAGATGAAGTCGTACAAAAGGCAAATGGACTTAAATAGTTATTTGTTTGAGGAAGACTTTGAAGAGTTTTGTAGGCTTTCCTACAATAAAATCCAAACCGCTTGTGAGTTCTTAGGAATAATCAACGATGAGGATTATGAGGGTTTCAAGGAGAGATGTTATTCCCAACTTGAAACTGATTATATAAACAGTATCGAGAACTTAACGATACATTAACTATAGGAGTATAGTATGAGTGACATATTAGGTGGCATGAGTAATGCCGAAGAAAAACCTGAAATCTACTTGAACTTTAAACACAAAGCTCAAGGATTTCTCGCTAATGGTAAAACACCATTAAATTTCCAATTTCTACAATTAGAC